ATGCCTGAAGAAGTAACTATGGCAGATGATATTAAAGATTATAATAAAAATCTTACAGAGGATAATAGACAGTTAGTAGATAACATATTTAGGTTTTTTACACAAGCAGACGTAGATGTTTGCTGTGGATATGCTAAACACTATCTACCAACTTTTAAAGCTCCAGAAGTAAGAATGATGTTAGTATCGTTTGCAGCTATGGAAGCAGTACACCAAGATGCATATTCATCCTTGTTAGAAACATTAGGTAAATCTGATGATATCTACCAAGAGTTTATGGATATACAAGAGATGGTAGAAAAACATGAGTACTTATCTGACTTTAATATGGACACTCCACATAATATTGCTAAAACAATGGCAGTATACAGCGGGTTCACAGAAGGAGTACAGTTATTCTCATCATTTGCAATACTATTAAACTATCCTAGACACAATCTTATGAAAGGAATGGGACAAATAGTAACTTGGAGTATTCGTGATGAGACACTTCATGTAGAAAATGTATCAAGACTTTTCAGAGAGTTCATTTCAGAAAATCCAGAGATATGGACAGATAAGCTTAAATACGAGATATATTGTGCAGCGGAACGCGTTGTAGAATTAGAAGATAAGTTTATTGATATTTGTTTTGATAAAGCAGATATACCTGATTTGACAGCAAAAGAAGTGAAAGAGTATATTCGTTATATAGCGGATAGAAGATTACTAGGATTAGGAATGAAAGCTATATTCCATAGTACTGTTAATCCTTTACCATGGATTGATACACAAGTAAACGCAGTTGAGCATACCAACTTTTTTGAAAACCGTGCTACAGAGTATGCTAAGAGTAGTACACAAGGCAATTGGCAGGATATATTTAAATGAGTACAATTACAATAGATGGAATCGAGCATGATTCCGACAACTTTAATAAAGACCAAAAGGCACTACATAATGCAATAAGTTACTGTGATGCCAAACTAGCAGACATTGACCACGAAAAGGCAGCTCTTAGTACAGCAAGACAAGCCTATGTTAATGACTTAGGTAATAGTTTAAAGGAAGATTAATGGTAATTTATATTGGGTACGACTCGAGTCAACCTGAGGCATATAATGTTTGTGAGGCTTCCATACGAAAGTATAACGGAAGCCACACTATTAGACCATTAATAAAAAACGAGATAGAGGAGTACTATAGACCTTTTCAAAATGAAAGTACAGAATTTGCTTTTACTAGATTCTTAGTACCCTTTCTATCCGACTTTCATGGAAACGCATTGTTCTGTGATAGTGACTTTATGTGGAGATGTGATCCACAAGAAATCTTATATCATGTAGATGAAACACATGATGTACATTGTGTACAACACCCAGACTTTTTAGTACCTTCTAATAAGATGAATGAGAAAATAAACAGTTCTTATCCGAAGAAAAACTGGTCATCACTAATGTACTTTGATAACACAAGGTGTAGAAGGCTAACTCCTACCTATGTAAACCAAGCCCCAGCGGGTGCGTTGCATGAAATGAAATGGGCTACTTCAATCGGTAGTTTACCTGCAGAATTTAATGCCATGGTAAATTACTATCAATTTAAAGAACCAAAAGCAGTCCACTTTACAGATGGCGGACCGTGGCATGGTATCAATGACAACCTGGAATACTCCCAAGAATGGAACAAAATTTACGAAAACTTACAGAAAACAAATCAATAATACTTGTTGGAAACTCTGTCGAAATGCTACAGCATGATCTTGCTGATTATATTGAAAGCTTTGACACAGTTGTAAGATTTGGTAATGGTGTTCCAACTTCTGATAATTGGGATAGTGTTGGTAAACGTACCGACATTTGGATTACTGGATTTTTAAGATACAAGAAGAAGCGATTCTTTCCAGAGGGCATTCCTGTCCTATTTAATCGCTCTCGTATACATCTCGACAGAATACCTCATCATTACCCCGACTACAAAGTTGTTGAGATGTTTTCTGATAAAGAATTGTTTGAGATATTTGATTTGGTGGGAGCGAAGAACAATGAGCCTGATGGCCAACGTCCTTCAGCAGGTTTTGTTGCCATCCAATATTTTTTGCAAAAAGTAAAATATTCGAGTCTTACATTGGTAGGTTTTGATTTTTTCTCTAAGTCACTTTCAATTACAGCAGGTGCGGCAAATCCTTATAGTTGGCACTTGCCACAAAATACACAAGAATATAATCCTCATGCAAAAGTGGAGAAAGAGTTGGTGTTAGGGTATGAGAGAAGTGGAAAACTTCAATGGAAGATTTTGTCAGACTTAAACCAGGGCAGTTTAGACCTTTCCTAATATAAATCCTCTTTTAATCAGTTTACCAGCGATACTTTTTTGTTTTGCTGACTTCTGTAGTAATACTTCATTAAACCTAGCATTTCTAAAATTAAGTGGTATCTTGTCTATAAGAGAAGTATAACAATCCCAAGGGACAGCCAACTGTACTCCAGTACTTAAATCCAAATAATCCATTGCTAAATACTTATGTGGTATATCTATACTCCAGCATTTTCTTAACATAACATTATAGTCTAGTAATTCTTTCGCCCCAATTGCGTCTAACTCAACTAATTTATCTACTTTACCATTGACATAAATTGGCGACCATGAATGGTTGTAAAATGATAGAGCTTCAAAGAAAGCTAAATCGTTAGTAGCTAGTAGTTTAGTATCGCAGTAACGTTTCTCTACGTTACCAGGGGGATCTAATTGTCTAGTAAAGAATAAGTCTCTGTCCTCAAACTCGCAAAGTCTATCATAATTTAGTAATACTATTTGCTTATCTACAAATGGTATAGCTTGGTGAGTTTTTCGTGGTATACGAAGAATGTCGTAATAGTGACTCATATTAGGATGTTTGTCAAAAACTAAATCTCTACTTAAGAATGAAATTGAAGATTTAAAAAATTCTGCGGGTGGTATATCACCACTGTCAACTGCGCGGTTGAAGATTCTATTTCCATCCCATACAATGATTCTTTTTGCAAGACCGCCCTTATCTTTCCAGTACTCTTTTAGGAAGAATGTCATTCTGGATATATCTTCTTCGTTCCACCATGCTTCATAAACTTTTACATTCTGAAAATTTGCTAGAATCCAGTCTACTTCTTTTTGCACCCAATCATTTTTATGGATGAACAAGTGCAGACGGAATCCGTCTTTATCTAATAGTGATGCTAGAGTAAACATACTCCAGTCTTTTTTATATTTTGTTACTAATTCAATCATCCGTTTATTACCTTAAATTCCCAAAAATTGTTGAGATAGTTTTCCATTCTTTGCTCTGCATCTTCATCAAAACTGAAGACTATACCAGAGTTCTTTGCTGAGAATAATTTCTTCAGCGAGTGTTTTGCGTTTGTATTTGCTACTGCGCTATATATACTATCATATGTCCACAAGTTTTTTTCTCTTTCTTCTCGTGGGTATGACACCAGTCTCAATTGTTTGTCTAGCATTATTGCCATCAATCCCATTTCACTGTTTTGCATAGTAGCAACTTCTTTACAGTTTGCTAAAAGCTCGAATCCTCCAAGCTTTTTATCAAGTACGTTATCTTCACCATAGTCGTTCTTCATCTTGGCTATCCATACTTTTTGAGTAATTGGATGAGGTTTTATTTTGAATCCCTCATCTACTGCTTTTCTTAATCTTCCCCAATGTATAGTATTTCCTTTACTTATTATATTTGTTCCTGGTAAAAAAGCAACCTTATCATGATACTCTAGATTAGTACCAAGAGTATATTTATTATGAAAGTTGTTTACTATTTTTTCACATCTTTCTTCATCTATCTTTAAGTCAGGATTTTGTACTATGCACTTAAATAACTTATCGTTTATTTTAATACTTGGTACTCTTACCAATATTCCATTTCCTAGAAAGTCTGTATACAACCATTTGTAAATAGTATGTAAAGCATTTGTGTTAAACCAAATATCATATTCAAAAGGACTACCTCTATGTTGGTCAGGTATAACTTTTTCCCTAAACTGTGCTAAATCGTTTAAATCAGCTGTAGGTCTATAAGAAGATCCCGACTTCATAAAATGAGTTGGTATGTCTCCTAGTGATTCATTGATGCTAAGTTGTTCTAGCTTACCCTTCGGTTTTACTCTTGCCACGCTTTAACTCAAATATTTGTTTTTCCATTACTCTCATTCTTTTTTCTGATTCTTCTATTGAATCATATAGTGCATGCATCATGCTTTCCATTTTTCTATTTAAATAATCAGGTGTTAAATCTACCTTCTTATTAAATCCGTTATCTTCAGATTTTTTCATTCTTAGTTACTTTCGCTCCATTGTGAGCCATCCCAGAATGAGAATCCGTAGTCTTCGAGACTAGAAACTTCTGTGTCGAATAAAGTTCCCACCTGTGAGGCTGTTGTTCTTTCGTATACTACTGTCGATGTATTAAAGACTGTAGTGGTTAAGTGATCTGTTGTAATTGTGGTATCTGTAGTTCTTTGTGTATTAAATGTTGTAGTTGTAGTTCTATCAGTACCAAATGTTGTTGTTCTACTAGTTTCATATCCTGTAGTTGTGTCAAAGGCTGTCGTTCTTGAAGTCTCTGTACTTCTAGAGGACGCTGTACTTCTGCTTGATGCTGTTGACTTAGAAGTATTAAATGTAGTTGTTGTAGCTTTTGAAGTTCCTGTAGTTCTAGTTGTAACAGTACCTTGTGTAGTAGCAAAGGTAGTTGTTGTGTCTCTTAATGTAGCTGTACTTCTACTTGATCCAGTTCCTCTGTTTGTTAAGAATACTGAAGTCGTTGTTCTACTAGATGCGGTGCTTCTGCTTGAAGCTGTTGTTGTATCTGTATTAAATACTGTTGATGTTGTTCTGCTAGACCCTGTAGTTCTTTGTGTGCCTGTTGAAGTATCTGTATTAAATGTGGTCGTAGTATCTCTGCTAGACCCTGTAGTCCTTTGTGTACCTGTGTTACGAGCAGTATTAAATACTGAAGTCGTTTCTCTACTTGAAGCTGTACTTCTACTTGAAGCTGTTGTAGTATCTGTATTAAATACTGTTGAAGTAGTTCTACTAGACCCTGTAGTTCTTGTTGTAATTGTACCTTGCGTTGTGGCGAAGGTAGTCGTTGTATCTCTACTTGTAGCAGTGCCTCTTTGTGTACCTGTTGTTTTAGTTGTATTAAATACTGTTGAAGTGTCTCTGCTAGTAGCTGTACCTCTACTTGTTAGACTTAATCTTGTAGTATTAAATGTAGTCGTAGTATCTCTGCTAGATGCTGTACTCTTACTTGTAGCAGTTGATTTAGATGTATTAAATACTGTTGAAGTATCTCTACTAGATGCTGTTCCACGTATGGTTGCTGTACTTTGAGTAGTATTGAATACTGTAGAAGTATCTCTGCTAGATGCTGTACTTCTACTTGTCAAGGAAGCTCTTGCTGTATTAAATACTGTTGTAGTAGCTCTGCTTGATGCTGTTGCTCTTGTTGTAATTGTTCCTTGTGAAGTAGCAAATGTAGTTGTAGTTGTTCTACTTGTACCTGTTGATCTAGTACTTATTCTACTTGTAATGTAAGCGGTCTCATAACTTGTTGACTGACTTGTATTATCTACATACGCTGTTGATGTAGTAAATGTCGTAGTTCTTGTAGTTGATTGAGAAGTATTCGTACTTCTTGCAGTATTAGAAATTCTTAATGTGTTATAACTTGTTGACTGTGTTGTATTAGTACTTCTTGCAGTATTAGAAAGTCTTACTGTGTTATACGATGTTGACTGAGAAGTGTTTGTACCTTGCGTAGTATTAGTACTTTGAGCTGTATTAGTACTTCTAGCAGTATTAGAAATTCTTACTGTGTTATAACTCGTTGACTGAGAAGTGTTAGTTCCTTGCGTAGTATTAGTACTTTGAGCCGTGTTTGTACTTCTTGCAGTATTTGATATTCTTACTGTGTTATAACTTGTACTTTGAGCTGTATTAGTACTTCTTGCAGTATTAGAAAGTCTTACTGTGTTATAACTTGTGCTTTGTGAAGTATTAGTATTTCTAGCAGTATTCGTAGCTTGTGCAGTATTTCTACTTGTATTTGTAGCTTGTGTAGTATTCCTACTTGTATTCGTAGCTTGCGATGTATTTCTAGAAGTATTAGTACTATTAGTAAATCCTGTTGACCTACTTGTATTTGTAGCTTGTGTAGTATTCCTGCTTGTATTTGTAGCTTGTGAAGTATTCCTACTTGTGTTTGTACTATTTGTAAATCCTGTTGACCTACTTGTATTTGTAGCTTGAGAAGTATTAGTATTTCTAGCAGTACCAAAACTTGTGTTATCTATGTAAGCTGTGATTCTGGAAGTGTTTGTATTTCTTGATGTTCCAAAACTTGTGTTATCTATATAAGCTGTAATTCTAGAAGTATTAGTACTATTTGTGAATGATGTACTATTAGTAAATCCAGTACTTCTACTTGTGTTGTTTGTAAATCCTGTATTTCTAGAAGTATTTGTATTCCTAGTAGTGTTGAAAGAAGTACTTGTTATTCTAGCGGTGTTCGTATTTCTAGTAGTATTTTTCGTGCCATTAGTTCCTCTAACAGTAATTCTATCTGTTTCAAATTCTTCATATGCTTCTTGGTCGTATGTATCATTATCTGTATCAAATATAGTAAAGTACGTTGTAAGTCTCATGAAAGTAGTACTAAATGAAGTAGAATTTACAAAGGACGTAATTATAGGCGCACCTGTTATAAATGAGGTAGCATTAGTAAATGCTGTAGCTCTAGAAGTATTTGTTGCAAATGCTGTATTTCTAGATGTGTTAGTATTTCTAGATGTATTCGTATTATTTGTAAACCCTGTAGACCTACTTGTATTTGTAGCTTGTGTAGTATTGTACGCTGTAGAGTTTGTAAATGATGTTGACCTACTTGTATTTGTAGCTTGTGTAGTATTGTATGCTGTAGAAGTTGCGAAACTTGTATTATCTATATACGCTGTAATTCT